CCTCAGAAATAAACCCATCTAATTTTATAATTTTATCAACACAACTGCAGTCGTCAACAGACAATACTTTATATACACCATTACCAAAAGAAAATATTTCTACTGTAGATTTGACAGAATCAAATCTTACAATAAGAAAGCAATTTGATGTTACTGTCAGTTCAAATTCTACTGGTGCTGTTACTGCATTAACTGATGAAACATTCTTACCTTTTGATGAAGAAAGATATGTTTTGATAATGGAAGATGGTACGGTAGAATCTTTGAGTCCGGATAAGTTTTCATTTACTAATGGTTCACAAACACTGACCATTAATGGACTTTCTACGAATGGAAATGGAAAACTGATTGCAACACTTAGAAAGATTAATGTCAAGTCCAAAATTAAAAATAGAAATAGAGTAAAAACAATAATAGTTGACAAATCAAAATACTCTGCATCTGGTATTGGTGCTACAACTTTAAATGATGGTTTAACATATGGAAACTATCCATATGGAACTAGAGTTCAAGACCAGGAAATATGCTTATTAGAATCTGATATTACTAGAGTTTATGGAGTATATGAATCTAATGACACCAACACCCCAGACTTACCATCTTTGGTTCTGGTTAATATGGATGGTCCAACAAATAAAACAGGAGATTTATTGTTGGGAGAAGAGTTTGTAGGTGAAACTAGCAAATCGGTTGGTGTATTTTCGGAAAAAATAAATGATTTGAAGATTGGATTTGTTTACTTAAATTCAAATACATTCATACAAGGAGAAAAAATTACATTTAAAGAATCTGGAATAACAGCATTTATTTCTGTTCTGGATGTGGGTGATAAAAATGTAAGTTCGATTTATAACCTAGATACAAACCAAAAAGATACATTCTATGATTATTCAAAATTAGTTAGAATTGCAAATGCCAAAGAACCTAGCAGAAAATTAAAAGTAGTTTATGAATATGCTAGTTTTTCATCTGCAGATACTGGAGATTTGACAACAGCAAATTCATACGAACAATTTGATTATTGCGATGTTGGTAATATTGATGGAATAAAAAATACAGACATACTTGATATAAGACCAAGAGTTTCATCAATAACTCCGACTGAAAATTCGAGGTCTCCATTTGAATTTTTATCAAGAAACTTCACTTCGTCTGGAAATTCAGCTTCGAATGTTTTAGCATCTGATGAATCAATTCTTCTGTCATATTCATTCTATCTACCAAGAATTGATAAAATTTTCTTGAATAAAAATGGTTCTCTTCAGCTGAAGACTGGAGTTTCTGCAGAAATTCCACAACCACCAATAAGTACAGATGATTCTCTAGAAGTAGCAACAGTATTCTTACCTCCATATCTTTGCAATATTGGTGATGTTAATATTGAATTGAAAGAATACAAGAGATATAGAATGTCTGATATTAGTTTACTTGAGGACAGAATTGAAAACTTGGAGTACTATACTTCACTTTCTTTATTGGAAAAAGACACTTCTAATCTTTCTATTGTTGATGAAAATGGACTAAATCGTTTCAAATCTGGAATTTTTGTAGACAATTTCTCAACTACAATTTCTCAAGAAAAAGTAACTATCGTAAAGAATAGTATTGATACTGAAAATCTGGAATTGAGACCAACTCATTACACAACATCTATTGATTTATTGTTAGGAACTAATACTATTACTGGTATTGGAAATTCGGTAGACCCTCTAGCAGATTTAAGAAGTGATACTAGCATAATTGGAACTGGAGTTAAGAGAACTGGACAATTGATTACCCTAGATTATGAAGAAGTTGAGATGATAAATCAACCTTATTCTTCAAGATCTGTTAACGTAAGTCCATACTCTGAAGATTTCTTTGGTGGAACGATAGAACTATTCCCATCATCTGATGTTTGGGTTGACCAAGTAAGAATGTCACCAAAAACTTTAGAAATAGAACAAGTTTATATTGAATCTGAAGGTCAAATAATTGCTGGACAATCGGATCCACAAACAGGAGCAAATCCAGTTACTTGGAATTCTCATGAGAGTTCTTGGACTGGAGCATCTAATACAATTAAAGTGGATGGAAATTCCCCACAAGGAACAGGACCAACACCTAATCCAGCAGCTTATTATAGGAAAAAAACAAGGACTGTTTCACAAATTCCAAGGAATGTTAAGGGAACTACCATAAGAAGACCAACAATTTCTCGAAGTTATAATGCAAGAAACTTTAATCGTAAAAATCTAAGAGGATAACCATGACTAGCATACTGTCCAAACCTCCATCAGTACCAACACCAAAGACAGTTTCTTTTGGAGACCAAGTTTTAAATTCAAAAATGGTCCCATACATGAGGACTAGAAATGTTGAATTTACTTGCAAAAGATTGAGACCTTTTACAAGAGTTTATCCATTTTTCTCTGGAGTTGATTTTAGTTCATTTGTAATACCAAAACTACTTGAAATTACAATGACAAGTGGTGTTTTTCAGGTTGGAGAAACTGTGATTGGTTCCTTGGATCAACCAACAACACCTTCTTTACAGAATAAGATTGTTTTTAGAGTATCTCAACAAAATCACAAATATGGTGATTATAGATCTCCATCTGATGTTTATACCACAAATCCATATGATACTGCTACTATTATTCCAGAATCGTATTCTGCAACATCAACTATATTAAATGTAGATACTTATAGTTTGGCAAATCAACCCCAAGGTCAATTTGGTGGTCGTATTTTCGTTGGGATGAAATTAAAGGGACAAACAAGTCAAGCAGAAGCTATAATCAGTGATGTTAAATTGGTAACAGATCAAATTGGTGTTGTTATTGGTTCTTTCTTTATTCCAGACGGAAACTTAGATGTTAATCCGAGATTTGAATGTGGCACTAAAGTTTTTAGAGTTACCAGTAGTAGCACAAATTCTCAAATATTCGGAACTTATAGCACTAGTGCTGAAGAAAAGTATTTTGCTGAAGGATATGTAAATACCGTTCAGGAAAATGTAATTGTTACGAGACCAGTTAGAATTGAACTTCCTCAAGATCAGAATGAAGTTGGTGGACCTGGAAATGAAAATCCACCACCAACAACACCACCATCATCAGGTTCTGGATCTAGTGGTAAATCTTCAACCACAATCTACTATAATGCTGGAGCAAAACCACTTAAGGAACCAGGTGCAGCTGAACTTAAAAATTTAATGCAAAAAGCAGGATTTACTGGTGGAGCTATTAAACCGGGAATGTCAAAAGCTGCTCAAGAAAAGGCAGTTGCAAAATTCAATAATAGTGCATATGCTAAAAATAATAATGTAAAAGTATCAACTGATAACAAGAGAGCAAAGAGGAAATAAATAATGAATAATAGAATCAGTAGTAGAAAGTAAAATGAAAGTTATAGATCCATTAGCTCAATCATTTTATGTTGAAAATGAAAGTGGAGCATTTGTTACCTCTGTCGATTTGTATTTCTTGACAGTTGATTTGGATTTGCCAGTAACTATCCAACTCAGACCAATGGAACTTGGTCTCCCAACCCAAACAGTATATCCCTTTAGTGAAGTAGTATTAGATCCAAAGGATATACAAGTATCTGAAGATGCGTCTATTCCAACCAGAGTTACTTTCGATTCTCCAGTATATCTGTTGGGTCAAAGATTTCATGCTTTAGTTGTTTTATCAAATTCCAAGAATTATAATGTTTGGGTATCTAAGCTCGGTGAAATTGATACTACCACTGCTGCTGGTCCTGAATCGAAACAAGTTTTAGTTTCCAAGCAACCACTATCTGGAGGACTTTTTAAGTCTCAAAATGGTGGTACTTGGAATGAGAGTCCTTATGAAGATTTAAAATTTACTCTCTATAGAGCAAATTTCACACAAAATCGTGGAAACTTCAATTTCTATAATCCAGAATTAAATATTGGTAATAATCAAGTAGCATCCCTTGTTACAAACCCATTAGAATTCTCTTCCAAAAGAATTAGAGTCGGTTTGGGTAGTACTGTTACGGATACTGATATTCAATTTGGAAATACAGTATTGCAGCAGGGAAGTAATGCTACAGGAAATTATGTTTCATCTGCAGGAATTGCAACTGGAAATCTTACAATTATCAATCCGGGAATTGGATACACACCATCTGCTGGAAATTTAACCTTTACTGGAGTTGCTTTAACAAGTATTACCGGTTCCGGAAGAAACGCAACTGCAAATATTACAATTTCAAATGGAGTTGCTATTGCCGCAACTATTAATGGTGGTGGAACTGGTTATGTAGTTGGGGATGTTCTTTCAACTTCTCAAATTGGTACAGAAACTCTTGGAAGAAATTTGCAGATATCAGTATCTCAATTAGATTCAATAAATGAGCTAATTCTAGATAATGTTCAAGGAGATTTTGTAGTTGGTGCTGGAAAAACAGTTCAATACATTAATAGTGTTGGAGTAACTACAGATTTGAATGGTAATACTGGTGGTGGAGTTTTAATTGATTCAGATGGAATTCAAACAGAGACTGATGGTTTGCATGTAGTAGTAAATCACAAAAACCATGGAATGCACGCAGGTGAAAATATAGTTAGATTGACTAATGTTCTTACAGACACTAAACCAATTAAATTAACATCAAATTATGAGCAAAATTCCACTGGAGATATTCTCGTAGATGTAACTACAAACTTTTCAACGTTTGAAAATGTTGGAGTAAGTAGCACGAATCCAGGTTATATCCTTATTGGTGAGGAAATAATTTCTTATGAAGGTGTAACGGCAAATTCTCTAACAAATATTACAAGACAAATTGATCAGACTGTAGCATTCTCATATTCTGAAGGAACACCAATTTACAAATATGAATTAAATGGAATTTCTTTAAGAAGAATTAATACCACACACACATTACAAGATGCTAGCACTTCGGATCCAATAGATTTTGATTATTATACAATCAAAATAGATACATCTCAAGACGGAAAAACAGACCCATTACCATATGGGCAAGTTGATAGAAGTGTTGGGACATCATTCCCCAAACTTTATGCTAATGAGACTAGATCTACTGGTGGAAATGTAGTTAATGCTACTCAAAATATTCAATATGAAATTGCAAGACCAAATATTCAAAACATTACATTAAATGGGACGAATATTTCATCCAGAATGAGAACTATTTCTGGAACCAGTGTTGATGGAAATGAGTTTTCATTTGAAGATAAAGGTTTTGTTGATATTGAATTAGACTCAAACAACTATTTTGATTCACCAAGACTTGTATGCTCGAAGTTGAATGAAGACGAAAGATTATTCAATCTTCCTGGAAATAAGTCACTTACTTTAAATCTCACTTTAGAAACTGAAGATTCTTATCTATCTCCAGTTGTTGATTTAGATAGAACATCGATGATTTTTGTTTCTAATAGAATCAACAATCCAATCGAAAATTATATTACAGACGATAGAGTTAGCACTTTGGGAGATGATCCATCATCTTTTGTATATGCAACAAACTCCATCCAATTGGAACTTCCCGCAACATCATTAAAAGTTATTGTTTCCGCATATGTAAATGTTTTCAGTGATTTAAGAGCTTTATATGCTATCAAGAATAGTCCAAATGAAGAATCAGTATACTATCCATTCCCAGGTTACTCAAACTCTGATAATGTAAACACTTCTATCTTCGATTCTCTGAGTGATGGAACATCTGACAAGAAAGTTGTTAAGACTGATGTTCTTGGATTTGAAAGTGCTGACTTAGAATATAAAGATTATGAATTTACAATATCAAATCTTCCATCTTTTAGATGCTTTAGTATTAAATTAATTGGTTCTGGAACAAATCAAGCATTCCCACCAAGACTAAAAGATTTGAGAGTAATATCCCTTGCATAAAAATGAATTATTCGAAGGTTAATGGGCATCCAGATTTGATTAGGGATGAAGGAACAAAAGCTATTTTAAATACTAATATGAACGAATATAATAAGTACATGTCTATGAAGAAAAGCAAGGAAATGGAAGTTGCTAGGATTAAAAATTTAGAGTCTGATGTGACTTCCATAAAAAATGATTTAGATGAAATTAAAAACTTATTGAGGAATTTGGCAAATGGATCCTGATAAAATTATTCTAGAAGACATGAACAAAATGTTTGAATATGAGAAACTTTCTAGAGATATAGATAGTATAGATGATATTGAAGTTCTCAAAGATTACACAAAATCTTATATTAAATTATATCTAAAACAGCAAGAAGTTGTATCTAAATTCTAATGGCACAACCATCAACTAGACAAGAATTGATTGATTATTGCAAAAGGAAGCTGGGTGCTCCGGTGTTGGAGATTAATGTTGCAGATGAGCAGATTGAAGACTTAGTTGATGATGCTATCCAATTTTTTCAAGAAAGACACTTTGATGGTGTTTATCCATCTTTTCTGAAATATCAAATTACTGAAGATGATATTAATAGAGGTAAAGCACAACCAAGTTCTGGTGTTGGTATAAGCACCACAACAGTAAATCACACTGTCGGTCTGACAACTCAATTTAATTTCTATGAAGGTGGCAATTACCTGCAAGTTCCACCATCCGTTATTGGGGTGAATAAAATATTCCATTTTGACGGAACAAATACAATTACAAATAATATGTTTAGTGTAAAATATCAATTGTTTTTGAATGATATTTACTATTGGGGTTCAACTGAACTCTTAACATATGCTATGGTAAAAACTTATCTTGAGGATATTGAGTTTTTACTTACTACACAGAAACAGATAAGATTCAATAAAAGGCAAGATAGATTATATTTAGATATTGATTGGAATTCGGTAAGTGTTGGAAATTATTTGATTATAGATTGTTATAGAACTTTAGACCCAAATGATTATTCAAAGGTTTGGAATGATTCTTTCCTAAAAATGTATTTGACTGCACTGATTAAGAGGCAGTGGGGACAGAATCTAATCAAGTTCCAAGGAGTAAAACTTCCAGGTGGTATTGAGTTGAATGGAAGACAAATTTATGATGATGCGCAAAAAGAACTTGATGTTATCATGGAAAAAATGTCAAGTACATATGAACTTCCTCCATTAGATATGATAGGATAATATGCTAAATCCATTCTTTTTACAAGGTTCAAAAGCAGAACAGGGATTGATTCAAGATTTGATTAACGAACAACTTCGTATGTATGGAGTTGAAGTATATTATATTCCGAGAAGATACATTACCGAAAAAACTATAATAAAAGAAGTTATAGAATCTAAATTTGACAATGCATATCCACTTGAAGCATATGTAGATACTTATGATGGATATGAAGGTCAGGGAACTATTCTATCAAAGTTTGGAGTTCAACCTTTAAATGATTTGAATTTGATAATTTCAAAAGAAAGATATGAAACGTATATTTCACCTTTGATAAAAAACTTACCAAATGTTAAATTATCAACTAGACCAAAAGAAGGTGATTTAATTTATTTTCCACTTGGAGATAGATTGTTTGAAATTAAATTTGTCGAGCATGAAAAACCATTCTATCAACTTCAAAAAACTTATGTTTATGAGTTGAGATGTGAACTCTTTAGATATGAAGATGAAGTTATTGATACTGGAATTGAAGAAATTGATGATAATGTAGAAACTGCGGGGTATATACAGTCTCTCACTATGGTTGGTTCTGGTGTTACTGCAACAGCATTTACTGGTATTGTTAATAGTGGTGTTAGATTTGTAACTATTTCAAATCGTGGTGATGGATACACTTCAGCACCTAGAGTTGCAATATCGTCAGCACCTTCTGGAGGTCTAACTGCAGTAGGAATTGCTACATTGATTGGTGGGTTAGTGGACTGCAATGGAAATACGCAAAATTACAAGGTTCAGGGTGTTGAGATAATTAATCCCGGATATGGATACACTGTAGCACCAGCTGTTGCCTTTATTGGAGGTGGTGGGTCTGGTGCAGCAGCAACTGCAACAATAGGAAATGGTATTGTTGGTATAATAACAGTAACCAATGGTGGTTCTGGTTACGAATATTCACCTACCGTCACATTTACCGGTGCTCCTGGAAGTGGAGTTACTGCAACAGCATCGGCATACATTAACAATGCAGGAATAGTTACAGCAATATACATTACAAACGCTGGACTTGGATATACTATAGCACCAACAATAACAATTTCATCTCCATATAGTTCTGGCACTGGTTCATATGAATATAATGAAACTGTTACTGGGAGTGTTAGTGGAACAACTGCCATAGTTAAAGAATGGGACTCCACTACAAATATTCTAAAAGTCAGTAACATTGCAGGAACATTTGTTCCTGGAGATATTTTGGTAGGATCGGCATCAAGTGCTTCATATAAACTTCGTTTAATTGATGAGTTTAATACAACTGACACATATGCTGAAAATGATATTATTGAAATTGAAGCTGATAATATAATAGATTTTACAGAAACAAATCCTTTCGGAAGTCCATAAATAGTATATCACACTTTCCTGACAAATGTTTGAGTATTTTTATCACGAGATATTGAGAAGAACTATTGTATCATTTGGTTCTTTATTCAATAATATTACAATAAAGCACACAAACGATTCCGATCAGACTGTAAGTTCTTTAAAAGTTCCACTTGCATATGGTCCGACGCAAAAGTTTTTAGCAAGACTTGAGCAAGTTGCTGATTTAAATAAACCGGTCCAAATGTCATTACCAAGAATGTCATTTGAATTTAATGGGTTGACCTACGATACTTCCAGAAAAGTTACCACTACTCAAACATTTTTATCATCATCAGTATCAGACTCAACTAAGGCTAGAAAGGCATATATGCCAGTTCCTTATAATATGTCATTTGAACTAAGTATTATGACAAAACTGAATGATGATATGCTTCAAATTATAGAGCAAATCATACCATATTTTCAACCAGCATATACGATGACCGTTGATCTTGCAGATGCCATAGGTGAAAAAAGAGATATTCCTGTAGTTCTTGAAGGAATATCAATGCAAGATGATTATGAAGGTGATTTTTCAACAAGAAGGGCATTAATTTATACTCTAAGATTTACTGCAAAGACTTATCTGTTTGGTCCAATTACAGATCCATCTAGAGACATTATCAAAAAAGTTTCCGTCTCTTACATTGGAGGGGAGCAATCACCTCTTTCTAAGAGGGAAGTTACATATTCCACAGAACCAGTTGCAACTAAGAGTTATGCTGATAATATAGTAACTAGTTTATCTGAGGATATTACAAATATTGCAACGGTTATTACTGTTGATGATGCATCTTCAATTTCTAAGGGTGGGGTTATTGTGATAGGTGATGAAAACTTCAGAATAGCATCAAAATCTGGAAATAAATTGACAGTTGAAAGAGCATATCAAAATACAAAATCAACAAATCATGTTAAGGGTTCTGATATTAAACTTATAACTAATGCAGACGCACTCTTGATAGAATTTGGAGATGATTTTGGATTTAGTGGATCTTTCTAATGAATGGTTATGAAAATGACAAAAAAGTTTGATGATCTCAACGATGCTTTTAATGTTGCGGGAGACATTGTATCTCGTGAAGTTGAACCTGTTGAAAATAAAATTGAAAAGATTGCATCAGTTAGTGATGACTTAAAAAAGGATTATGAATATACAAGAGGTAATTTATACTCGATTATTGAGAAGGGTCAAGAAGCTCTTAATGGGATTTTAGAATTAGCTCAAGAAAGTGAAATGCCAAGAGCATACGAGGTTGCTGGACAATTGATTAAAAATGTTGCAGATGCGACAGATAAACTTATTGACCTCCAGAAAAAACTAAAAGATATTGATGAACAAAAAGTCAAAGGTCCAACTAATGTTACCAATGCACTTTTTGTTGGATCCACAGCAGAACTTTCCAAGTTGTTGAAGAACGGAATTTCTGAAGATAATAAATAGTAAAAAGGGAGAGAAATCCCGAAGTACTATTGTTACTAATAAAAAATGTCGAAAGAAGATTTGCCTTCTATTGGTGACTTTACTGATGATAGCAGTAATTTACCATCTATTAATGATTTCTTAGCAGAAGAAGTTTTGCAGGAGTTGCCTTCTGTTGAAGATTTTGTTGAAGAAGAAAAAGAAGAAATAAAGGAAGAAACTCAAACTATAGAGGATCTTGACGGAAATACTTTTGTAGAAATTAAAGATATTTCACCGTCTTGGACAGAACTGCTCAAGTTAGTCAATAGTATAAGGGAAGAAATACCGGATATTCCAGAAATCAAATATTATGATAAGGAACTAAAGGATCTTGCGGAAGAGATTGATAAAGTAAAAGAAAATATTTCAACAGTATCTGAAGTAAAATATTACGACTCAGAAATCGAAGCTATTTGTGAGCAGATTGATTCGGTTAAGGAATTTCTTGCCAGTTCTATTTCAGATCTGCCTGAGGTAAAATATTATGATGATCAAATACAAGAAATTGAATTCAAGATATCTCAAAT